CGTAGCGGTTACTATATCATGACTGTCTAAACGGATAGGAAAAGTAACACCTGTAGTATCAGTATCTGACATATCAATGTATTCAACAGATACTATATCCCCTATCTTTTTCCAAAGATATAATTTGTCCTGAAGCAGGGCTATATGTTGAATAGTATTATTGAATTCCCATTTATGCCATGCTGCTTGTTTACGTTTACCTTCTTGCTGGAACCATTGGAATACATATAAAGCAGTTGGATCACCATCAGGACGCACAATTAATATGTTATAATCTGTAGAACTTACTAATTGAGTTGCTATTCCTTTTATATAATGATCAACTTGAGCAGATATTTCTTCTGCCAATAGATTACCTGTTAAGTTTTCTATATTCATTTCTCGTATACCAGTGTACTCTCCGGCTTGAAAAGGGAAGAAAATACTGGTAGCCGATGCCACAGGTTTACATGTTACTATATTCTTAAATCTTGATTTACTGGATAATCCGAAATTGTTAGTTTCAAATGAAGATTCCGCTGGATGTACGAACTGCGCCCTATCTGAGAATAATACCAGAGAGGCATTAAATACAAGACCATGATGCAGATTCGTTACTTGATTATCGGAAGATGCTGTGTCAATAGGGTCTGCTGCTGACTCTTGTGTTACTGTCTCAGCAAAGAAATTATAGTGATCAAATGTAACTGAGGCAACAACATTCTCCTCAGACACAAGTACAAGTCTACCCTGATAAGTCATTATATCGGATATCTCTGTACCTACGAAAGATGGTTTAGGATTCGTATCATCATCACCGGCATCCCTGGCTACCCAGGAAATTTCCTGTAGTAAGAAAGAACCATCTGATTCCCTGGTTAATATATGAGGCATAGTTGACCCATCAAATTCAGTATCTACATTGAACCCAGCCGTTTCTTTCCATACACCATGACCTATACCAGAACCATTTTCTGCATTAAAGGCTACATAGTAATCATTATATACAGTTTTATCTATACCACCAACTTTAACTTTGTATCCATCGTAACATACTCTTGGTAATTTATCATATTGGTCAATTACTTGACCAAAGGTTACTAAATCATTTCCATGATTAGCATCCTCAACTGCAATTTTCTTATCTATTGTTGCATGTGATAAATATATTACATCTTCAAATTTTGATGCAGTTACTGAATTAGCGGTTGCCCAAGCATCTACACCACCTGTATATCCGGATACCCAAGTTGCATTACCAACAGTTGCCCCTGTCCATAGACAATCAATTACGTCAGTTGTTTTAAGAGTCATATTTCTACTCTGTTCTTGTTCAGTTGTTGATACAGATAAGGTTACAGTTTCAGGTGTTGTACATTTAGCAATTACAGAACCATTAGAAATTATCTCGTATTGGAAACCCCAACTTGCTCTTTTACAATACACAATAGCTTGCCAGATAGATTCTGCTGCTGTTGGTGTATCCATAACTGGAACGATACTTTTATTTAGGATAAATGTAGTATCAGCAATTGTGTGAAATCTGAAGTCATTTTCTGGATCTGAACTTACCAGATATGCACCATGACCATCTAAATCAACACTTTTATTATCACCAGTAAAAAGATCAGTTACTCTTATAGCTCCTGTTTTAAGAACCATTGAATATCTTTCTTCTGTATCCCCACGGTCATATACATGATATGCTGCGTTCACAGGATAATCTGTAGTGCTGCCATAAGTTAATAATTGTGTACCTGGGCGATTCCCTCCTGGGCGATTCCCTAAACCTTTTGTGACAGACGAGAAGCAGTTTTCTTGGGATTCCAACTGTTCAGGTCTTCGCTCCAACCTCGCCTGTTGGGACACACCTTGTAATAAATTTGATATACTTCCATTGTACTCTGTCATCGTTTACCTCGTCTTATCTTGTAGGTTGTGCATTCAATAATGCTTGAGCAGCAGATGTACTGGACGCATTAGGTTTCTTGAATCTAAGATTATGTTTCTGAACCAAGAAGAATCTCTTTTCTGATTCTTTTTCTAATTTCCGTTCTTTGTTCTGGTCATAAGCAAGATCCACAAGCATACTAAGTTTACATACACTCAGTATATAATTGAACATCACAGGTGGTAGTTCTGTTATATCCCAATCCATCAGTAGATCCAGTGTAAGATCTGTTTCCGATGCCTCAGAGAAGTCATATGAATGTTCTTCAAGGTCGTAAAGGTATCTACCTTTCTTTATGTAGTTAACATTAGGCCCATAAATTGATATTGCATTAGATGGGATAACTACTTTACCATCTGTTTGAGCTTGTAATTCCCATGTCTCTATGTTGTACCACCATCCATTTGATTGGATCTCAACACTGTATTCATCCCATATATTTATAGCGGTTACTACGTCTGGATGCCCCAAGTCAACTTGATTAACAGGGGATTCCCCAATAACTTTGAGTAACGCATTTATCATTGTTAATTCTGTTTGTTCCATATTATTTCCTCGAATGCCCCGTTAGAAAAAAATGGCGACCTCAGATATTTGAGGTCTGAGATCGCCTAAGTAATGTTGTCTACAAAGTATTATGCTCTGTATTTAAAGATTCCACCGTTGACATCGGTTCGATCAGGAGCAGCGCCAATTGCAAGGTACGCATCAATGAACCAAGTCAAGAGTCTCTTATCCCAATAAACATCAGAAGTAAGAGGGATAGACTGAGCAACCATGATAGAATCAGAAGTTGCGAACAGAGCTACAGCATCAGATTCTGCCAGAGAAGTCTCGTATTCAGAACCATAAAGGGCTGCGGTAGAGTCTGTGAATGCAGGAGAACCTACAGTATCCAGAGTCTGTGAAATCCGGTTAGTCATAAGAATAGGCATACCGGATGCAACGTCAATTCTGTGAAATCCGGTTAGTCATAAGAATAGGCATACCGGATGCAACGTCAATAGCTGCATGCGCATAGGAACCATTTTCTTTATTGAAGTCGTGATTCAGAAGATCCTGATTCTTCAACAGGGTAAAGTACTGCTCGGGAGCCATGTAAAGGTACCCATCACCATGCTCGATGTCTTTCTCAGCAAGAGCCTGATTCACAGAATAGATCGCTGTGGTCAGTTTAGCTGTATCAGTTTCATCAGAAGCAGCAGAGAGTTCAAGTGTAGAACCCTGGGGCAGAATACCACCAGAACCTTCAAGTGTATTAGAACCACCAGTAGGAGCAGCAGCATGATCATACAGATTCCTTTGATATCCAAATGAGACTGGACATCATGGAGCATAGGAGTAGTGACTCGGGCAATGATCGGGGTTTTAACCTGGACGACCATCTTACCAACGGCGATGTCTTTACCAAGAGGCTCAACACCAGGTGATACTGCCTGAAGTGTAGGATTACCCATGACGTTGTTAGACATGGTATCGGTTCCTACAAGAGGTTTAAAGTCAAATACAGAATCCAGAATCCCGGCTTTCTGCATGGTCTCGTGTACTGTCGTTTGTGTTCAGTTAGAGTCGTTAGATCTAACTCGCTTATTAAGCTGCTATGTATTACTACATAGACCAGACTATATCATACTCTATAAATAGAGCCAATGCGCTTCGGATCACTTGATCCTACTCCCCTGACAGGGATAGTCGTTGCACTTAAAGATGTCTTTTGAAACCTGTTTTAGGTACATAGTCTAAACGTTTAGATACATGATGCCAAGTCTGACCAGATAGGATACCATTGATTGTATTCTTATTTACTGAAGTTAGTACAGATATTTCTGTATTCTTATAACCTTCTTTACGTAATGTAATAATACGTTCAACGTCCGATTCTGATAGTTTATGACTTGGATTATCTTCACCCTCTCCAATAAAGCCAGGAGTCTTTAGTCCAGTCTTAATAGCATGTTCATTATTCTGTTTAGCTGTGACCCACTCAAGGTTCAAGGAATGATTGTTAGTTTTGTTACCATCAATATGGTTAACTTGATTCAAACCTGGTGGTTTATTACAGAATAAACTTGCTATAATTCTATGGACTAAAATCTGCCTTACTTTACCATGTTTAGATAAAGATATACACATGTAGCCGTTAGGTTTCTTAATAGGTTTCAAGAACCTATCTGTATGAAAAGAATAAATCTTTCCATCTTCAGTCGCTGCGTACCTTGGGTATTCAGCTATGTATTTCAACTCTTTAAAGTTCATACAATTCCTTTTCTTTAAGCTCAGGATTGCCTATAATAGGGATTCCCTGAGTTCACATTGTTTTCATTTGAGTATCACTACTCAAAGGGGCCAATAGTTAACCCTCGAATTTCTCAATGGTCAGATCAAATTTATCGGTAGATGAATTCTGCGCCATCGGATACATCAGATTGGCTGAAATGTCTTGTGCGGCCATAATTAATTATTCCTTTTATTTAATAAGTTGTTACATCCCTTTACTTAGAGAGCATAATTACATATTAAGTAAATTCAACAACTTACAAAAGATTAATTATAGGGCATATCTTCCTTTACTTGGATGGTATCCGAAGTATTGACCCTTTCCATAACGAGCCGCATCAGCAGTTCTGGTCTTCAATCTGTCGGCATCAATCTTTGTTTGATATTTGCGATCTGTTTTATACTTATCAGTACGCATAATCGCCCGGTATTCTTCTTTTGTTATATGTTCAACTGGATCAGTACTGTTCCCTGCGTCACCTTCCATTAATTTCCCTCCCATACCTCTTATCTTTTTATATGTAGATACTGCATCTTTCATTGCTTCATTTACGATCTGTACGTTTCCGGATGCCAGCTTAACATTTAATGCTGTTAAGTCTTCTGCACTTATATTATTTTTAAGTACTTTACCCATGGCCTCAAAATTATCTTTACCACCAACGGTACTAAAGATATGATCATTCATCTTAAGCAATGCATCATTCTTTTTCTGGGCTTCAGCAGTATCCTGAGTGGCTTTGATTTTTTTAAGCTCTAACTCGGCTCTCATACGACCAACATGAGCGTCTACGAAATCTGGGTCAAGTTTTCCTTTAAGCTCAGTTACGAATTCATCTGATATACCTTTATCTTTTGTTATTCTTTCTGCCAGAGCTTCATCAGAATATCCAGCATCATGTAAGTTCTTTGATAAAGTTATGTTTAAATCCGAATCTTGTTCTCCAGTTTTATTATCAACCCCTGCTGGTTTAGAATCTTGTTCTCCAGTTTTATTATCAACCCCTGCTGGTTTAGGTGCATCAGGATCAACCTCGCCTTTATTATTCTCAGCATTTTGATCATCGAAATTAATATCAGGCATCGCACTTTGATCACCGGCAGCACCATCTTTATTAGTATCACCTGTATCAGGGTCTTTAATATTCGTATCAGCATCGGCACCACCTTGTTCATTTAATGCATCTATTGTATCTTGATTTAATTCTTTAGGCAATTTATCCTCCTGCTTCTTCCTTAGCTTGGTTCTCTAAACCCTCTGCAATTTGTCCTGCATCAGCTTTCTTAGTCATTTCCTGTACAGCATTCTGTGCAGTCTGTGCTTTAGCCAGTTCTGCTTGCTGTGTATTGAACTCATCCTGAGTCATAATGAAGTTATTTTCCTCTACATCACGACCATTAGCCATAAGAGTAATTAATTCTGTTGGTTTAATCCGGGCCTGTACAGCTTCAGGTACATTCTTTAACTGAGCCAGATCATTAAACAGATAGAGCATC